TGGCAACAGTCATATTTATCCCCTGTAATATTGATTTTTGACAACTTCTCAACTTTTCAAATAAATATTTATTTTGTATCAAAAATTGTCTTTGTCGTCAATACCCAAGTGGTTACGTTTTTTAAATTAAATATTTCTTATGCCATATATATTTTATTTAAGAAATATCTTTTTATCATTCATTCCCCCTCTGCTTTCCGCTCCAACCTCTTCTCAGGATTCTTCCTCTCATTCCATGGCAGATTCACCTTCCCACCAGTGAACTTGGAAATGTCGATCGATAACCTTTTTCCTGGTGTTCTTTTCTCTGAAATTATTTCAGAAACATAACCTGGTCCTATATGCATGAGCTTTGCGAACTCTGTTTGCTTCATGCCTATAGTGGCCAAATATGCTTTCAAGTCTCTTCCGTGCATGACAAACTCCTTTTTTACTATATTCTTCGCTAAATACATATTTTTGCCAATTAGCCGTATTTTTGTCAATGTTTGTGAAAAAAACCAAAAAGTGGATCAAGGTTGTTGACCAAAAAAGGGACGATAACTTACAATTTGTGGAAGAAACACCAAAAAGTGAACGTCGATTAGGCAAAGTCAGTCTATTACGGTGGTGTAACCGACTCAGAAAAATGAAAGCAAAGAAAAAGCACACCCGGTAAGAGCGTGCCTTTTGGAATGTAAAGTCGCAGATCCAGCAAGAGCGCAACTTCACTGGATGTAGAAAAGTGCCACCCTATGAGGGAGACAACCAAAGAGAGTGACACTAAAAGAAAAACCTTTAAACTAGGATACACAAGCTATGCATTCTAAATCTAAAGACAGTAGACATCATAACGGTTACGGTCAAATGCATCAAGCTCAAGGAGCAAGAAATATGCAAGAAGTAGTAGTACAAGAAGAATCAACAGAACCCGTTGTCGTCGATAAAAAGGCAGTTGCTTTGGCTGAAAAGCAAGCTATGGAGCAAGAGTATTCTATCATAGAGCAAGTGGTAATGCAGGGTGATTTATCCAAGCTAAATCCAGAGCAGCGCGTGATGTACCTTAGAAAAGTCTGCGAAAGCGCTGGACTCAACCCATTCACTAGACCATTCGAATACATCTTCCTCAATGGAAAGCTCACTCTATATGCCAAGAAAGATGCGACCGAACAACTCAGAAAGGTTAACGGTATCTCTATTGAAAAGATTGAAGAAAAGATCATCGATGGACTGTATATCGTCAAGGCAACAGCTCGTACAAAAGATGGTCGCACCGATGAGTCAACAGGTGTCGTCAGCATCGAAAACTTGCGTGGCGAAGCCAAGGCCAATGCGCTCATGAAAGCCGAAACCAAGGCCAAACGACGTGTCACTCTGAGTATTTCTGGTATGGGATGGGTGGATGAGAGCGAAGTGGATTCCATTCCAGGTGCTAAACCTTTGCAAATGGATCACTCAACGGGAGAGCTAATGGTACAGGAATCAAAGCCCATTGCCTATAAACCTCCTATGACTCCAAATGAAGTTGATAAATTAACGAGCTTATTAAGGGAATGCGATGGTGATTACCAAAAAAGCGTTTATGATTATCTTCAACGTCAATTTAATACTAGGAATTTAAACCACATTCCTGGAGAGCTTTATGATAGAATGACAAAGGCAGCTTATAAAAACATACAAGACAAGAAAGAAAATTCTCTTATCAAAGAAAAACTAAATTTATTAGAAAATATATCTGAAGCTGAAGTGGTGACTGTATGATGAATGCCGAAGATATTATTCGAGAAATAAAAGATCATGCATCTGAATGGATCGAAATGTCCAATGACCCATCATATTTGATTGCATGGGTATTGGCACAAAGAGTCGTCAAACTATCCAATTATATTGAATACTTGGAGAAGAGGCTTCAGCATGGCACATAATATCGTCGATGTGGAACAAGGATCGAAAGCGTGGCATGAACTTAGAAAATCCAAGATAACCGCAACCGATGCTCCTGTAATTATGGGAGCATCACCTTGGAAAACTAAGCATCAGCTTTATTATGAAAAGACGGAGTCAGGTTACGAGATCGTTATAAACGAACGGATGCAACGCGGTCTAGACTTAGAGCCCATTGCTCGTGAGACATTCATCTTCTCCACTGGCACTTTCGTTGCCCCCGCTGTGGTCGTAAAGGATTGGGCCATGGCATCGCTTGATGGTATCACCAAGGATGGCAGCTACATCATCGAGATCAAGTGTCCAGGTGAGAAGTATCATGCGATAGCACTTCAAGGGAAGGTGCCGGATCACTACTACCCTCAACTTCAGCATCAAATGTACGTGACTGACCTAAAAGAGGCAGGATATGTGAGCTTCGATGGAAAGGACTTCGTTTGCGTGAAGGTGCAGCGTGATGATGCTTACATCGAGAGGATGGTCGAAGAGGAAAAAAAGTTCTACGAGTGCCTCGTGAATCGCATTCAACCCAAGTAATGGTGGGCTTAAACCGTCTAGGATGCCTTGGCGGTTTTTTTATTTTCTGAATTATTTATTTTTTTCGTGAAATATGCTATCCTGATGTATAGGATACGCAGATACCAAGTGAGGGAGACAATGGAACAACAACTCGTTGAGTTATTGAGAGAAGTCAATATTGCTCAAATATTCATCATATTCGCAGGTGGTTGGGTTTTCTATAATCGTTTGGATAATAAGATAACTAAGTCCGAAGATAGACTGTCTGACCAAATTAAAACAGTAAAATCTGAACTGAAAGAGGAAATCAAAATTTTAGGTAACAAAGTAGAGGATATTGACCGTCGCTTGTGCCGCATTGAAGGTGGAATAACTTTAGCTCACTTTGCTTATCATCAATCAAGAGCGCAAAAAGTAGATTCACAACCAGAAGAACCACATCCACAAGCTGGATCCGCGGTTTAGATAAGTAGGATATGGATCACTATACGCAATAATACCTTGAGGGAGACAATGGAACAACAACTCGTTGAGTTATTGAAAGAAGTCAATATCGCTCAAATCTTTATCATATTCGCAGGTGGGTGGGTTTTCTATAATCGTTTGGACAATAAGATAGCTAAGTCAGAAGATAGACTGTCTGACCAAATTAAAACAGTAAAATTTGAATTGAAAGATGAAATTAAAGCAGTAAAATCTGAACTGAAAGAGGAAATCAAAATTTTAGGTAACAAAGTAGAGGATATTGACCGACGCTTGTGCCGCATTGAAGGCGGAATAACTTTAGCTCACTTTGCTTATCATCAATCAAGATCACAAAAAGTAGATTCACAACCAGAAGAACCACATCATCCAAAAGAGGGATCCGCGGTTTAGACTTGGCTTCGATTCTCTCTATATTGGGCAAATGAAAGGGAGTGACCATCTTCTTGGGAACAGGATGAAAACCAAGAAGATGGTCCTCAACTATTAATACTCGTGAGCCTTCTTAGCTCTGCTCTTCATATCTTTAGCAGCTGAAGAGGCTTCTTTCTTCTCTACCATGTCGTGCTTCTTCTTCATGGGAGACATGGTTTTCTTGGCATCCTTTGCGTAGTGCTCAGCATCTTTATCTAGCTTCATAGCCGCCTTCTCCATGATCTTCTTGTGCATCCTACTTTCCTTTCTTAGGTATTTTTGCTCCCGAACGTCTGGCTTCGGAGAGAGCTATCGCAACAGCTTGCTTTTTAGGCTTGCCAACATGCATTTCTGTGGACACGTTATCTGATATGGCCTTCTTGCTCGTTCCTTTCATGAGAGGCATGCGATCTCCTATTTTTGCGCAGGTAAGGTAGGACTAACGGTAGTGCTTGGTGTGTTCGATAGTGTCTCATCTACCAGATCTGAAGCAGTTCCCTGAGAATGTGCAGTTGTGACCGATAAGGTACACGAGGGAAGCAAAAAAGCCATCACTATAAACAACATCTTTTTCACAAGAAACTCCTCGCAGTTGTGATAAAACTCACACGTCAGTCAACAAGAAAACAGACGTGTGAATAGGAGAAACAATGAGGGATTACCCAATGGAGTATATAGCATTAAATATTTTTTGATAACACCTAATGACAAAAAAGAATATTTGTGAAAATTATATATTTTATGAAAAATATTTAAACAGAAATTTTACTCACTATCTATATAAAAATATTCTGATCATTTGTATGATCAAATCATGAATCATTACGAGTCTTTTATGTCCCTTCATTGTAGGAAATATAATGTTTAGAAAAAAAAATCTCTCATATTCATTCAAAATTTTTATCGCAATCTTACTATGCTTATCATTTTTAAATACGCTCTACTGTGATTTTGAATTGCAAAATGGTAGACGTAGAAGGCATACTCCTCATAGACATTTTCATCCTAGACCACCTATAACTGTAGAGTATCCCAAAAACATTAGCATCAGAAGCAGAGATAGTGGAATGTTTAGTCTATTTTTTGATGTTTTGTATGCATCTTGGGAATGGGATAATGGACTTCTAGATTCATTTACAGTTGATTTCCATAAGCAAGGATTATACTTTGAAGAAAAATATGGAGACAATTGGTGGGAATATTACTGTGAACCCATAAGATTAGGAAGCCCAACAGGTGAAGTAAGATTAGTAGAGTATGGGTCCTATAAACATAGAGCTCCATGGGCTGAATGGATTGGTAGTGGAATTCCTAGAAAAAATGCATATGACTTAGTAGAAAAGTATATTCACCCCAAACAGCATATTATTGAAAAGGTGGATTCTTTTTATAATGAACACCTCTTAGGCAAGCATGTCATTGCAATCCACTACCGAGGAACCGATAAGATAAGCGAGGCTCCGCGTGCTGATTATAAGAATATATCTGATCAAGTGGAACAATCGATAAGGAAATTAGAAAAATACAAAAATATCAAAATATTCATAGCAACAGATGAACAGGACTTTATCGATTATGCAACCTCTCTTTGGGGAGATCGTATTTGTTATAGAGACGCTATTAGATCTACAGATAAAAGACCTGTTCACACAAACAAAGCGAATTCTCCTTATCAATTGGGAGAAGACGCCATGATAGATATGTTATTGCTTTCTCGTAGTGATCTTTTAATTAGAACAAGTTCTAACTTAAGTTTGTGGTCAACTTTCTTTAATCCATACATGGGATTGATTGAAATAACCAAAAGATACTGGCAATGATCTAGAAGTATTCGATGATGATGATTTTACCATCTCCTCCGTTTCCACCAGCTCCTGAGTTGGCTTGAGAATCCAGACCACCTCCTCCGCCTCCTCCACCCCCACCTGGTTGGGATCCATTACCTCCTGCACCACTAACTGAACCACTTTTTGTACCACCACCACCGCCCCCGCCAAGTCCACCACTCATCAATCCGCCTGTTGTCGCGGCTGAACTGCCATTACTACCACCGATAGTTCCTGTCTGTATTCCACCAGCTGCACCTGCAATCACCGTGGTTCCGGCTGGATTAATTTGAGCTCCTCCAGCTCCTCCGGCTCGTGCTGTAGATGTGTTTGCTCCTCCACCTCCACCACCTCCAGTTGATAGAGCGAATCCTCCAAAGGAAGTTTGTCCCCCAACGTCAGTTCCATTTGATCCAGTTGATAACTGACCACCCCCGCCTGCTCCCGGTGTTGCTACGTTTGGGCTATAAAAGAAAGTACCTTGAGCTGGCCTTGCAGATCCGCCGGCGATTCCACCACCAGTTGGAACTCCTCCTCCTCCAAAGTTTCCACCTATAGCAAGAATATTTCCTAATGTAGTGTTATTTCCAACGTTTCCAGGACGTCCATTAACTTCGTCTGATGTTTGAGGTGTTCCTCCTATTCCCCCTGTACCAATACTATATGCTAATCCACCGGAGAATAATGAAGCAGGTCCTGAAACATAAACTGACTGTCCTCCTCCTCCTCCTCCCCCTCCTCCGGCTGCTCCGTTAGAACCCTTATATCCGCTTCCTCCGCCGCCTCCGCTACCCCACAAGTAAGCTTCTACCCAAATAGTGTTGGCATTAATGTTCCACGTTCCTGATCCCGATGTATAAGTAGTGACAAGGGTAAATCCAGGAGCACCTACGGCATTAATCGTGATCGATCCGGCTGCGTTTGTGATAGAAACGTTTGTACCAGCTGTTAAAGTAGATGCTGTGGGATCATTACCTGTATTCCCAATGAGCAGCTGACCATTTGTTAATAGAGTACTAGTAATGCCGTTAGACGCAGCTCCAATTAGTGTAGCGTGTTGAGTGACAGTAACACCTGAGAAAGTTCCAGATCCATCGTATTTTACTAAACCAGCAGATGAAGCATTGATTGCATTATTTGTGGGCATAAAACCTCATTAAGTTATGGTCCAAGATCCTATACATCCAGGGGTAGTCCACCAAGTTGCGCTAGTAGATCGGTATGTTAGTGTTATTGCATTTCCAATTGTTGCAGATACACAAGTACCGGCAGAAGCAGAAGCTGTGTTACCAAGCCTAATGACTTGTCCAGTGTTTCCTGTAATTGTCATCGTTGCAGCAGCTACAACAACGAATGCACATACGTCACCTTCCGAAGGAGAGGCAGGCAAAGTAGGAGTTGATGCAGCCGTAAGAAAATATCCATTATTGACTGCTGCTGTGAATGAACCAGAAGTGTCGCTCCATGTCATTCCTGCACCAACAGCATTGATCGTGATAGAACCAGCACCATTACTTATGGTAACCCCAGTCCCGGCAGTCAATGTAGCGGCGCTTGGGTCATTGCTTGTATTCCCAATGAGTAGTTGTCCGTTTGTTAGCAAAGTACTAGTGATTCCGTTAGAAGATGCACCAATAAGAGCAGCATGTTGAGTCAGTGTTACACCTGCAAAAGTCCCCGCTCCGTCATACTTTACTAAACCAGCTGAAGTGATGTTGACTGCGTTATTAGTTGGCATGTGACTCCTAAACTATTGCAAGGTTTCCTATAGAACTTAAAGCCTGAAACTCTGTATTCGCAGTCACACAAACGATTGTCATCGTATCTTTCACTTGTGTGGCTGTAACGCTACCTCCTACGCCGACTGTCGATGTCATATCCCCCAGCGTCACTGATTGGTTTGCATTCTGAGTGAGCGTCCACAAGTTCCCGTATCCAGCAATCACAAATGTATCCCCGACTAAAGCAGATGCAGGAAGAACAAAAGTAACGACTACAGCACCCTTAGCAATATATCCATGGGCTGCGACAATGGAGTTAGGATTAGTAGCGCTTGTTACAGAACTCCATGTGAACCCAGCCGATCCGCTTGAGCTCACAAATCCGTTCGCGTCTACAGTAAAGTTGGCTGAGTTAAATGCAGCTAGACCAATCTTTGTGGCGTCCGTCGCTGCGATTGCCTGAGAAATTTGCACATTGGTGGTTAAAGTACTCCCAGCCCCAGAAGTAGAAACAGGAGTAGTACCCGCAGCGGATGTGCCACCGTATATGTTCCAGTTCCCTGCGGTAGGAGAGAGAGAACCACCAGATTGTCCAGTGATCGTGTTGGCATCATTAGGAAAAATGCGCTGCCATACAGTGTTACCTGTTCCAGAAACCTTTAACCATAAAAAACCAGATACAGGATCATGAGAAAGAGAAGATGGGTTAGCGGCAATATTATTGTTTGGATCTCCGGTGTAGTTCACTCTTGAAACATCAGTGGGTGTAACTTGCATAAGTGCGACATCTTGTGCAGAAGATGATTGTAAACGTTCACCAGGGGCAAACATCACTTCATTGTCAAATCCTGACATGGTACCTCTAGATTTGTATGTATGTGCCCACAGCTTTATATGTGATTGTTTGTCCTGCTAAACCTGAAACTTGAAGAATTACACTGTTACCGGATGTGATTAAGGACGCAGTAGCAGATGCAGAAGGTAACGCAAGATCAATAAAAGAAGCATCTTGATCAGTGTCTAGATAATGAGTTTCGATAACGGTAGCTGTAATTCCATCTGTTTTGCATGCCGCGAACATCGTATATCCTAGAGAGTCTCCTGATACTATGTTTCTTCCTACAATCTGAAACTGAATTTGGTATGCTGTAGGAACATTTGCCAATGCAAAAGTTATAATGTCGTTTGGTCCAACCCCAATATTAGTTGTCCCACCAAAGAGTCGATTCGTCAGCAATACTAGTAAGTTTTCTCCACCGTTTGGGTCTGATTGTGTCGCTATGCCATTGTCATTACTGATTGGATCTGCATTATCATTACCACCAACGACATTTAAAATATTTGCCACAGGAATAGAGATTCCATTAGCTGTGAAATCGGATTTGTAATCTGTTGTAAAAGAAGTCGGAACAGCAGGAGGAACTGGTCCACTAGTGAGATTTTTGATAATTTGGCTCATCTAGTATGCCTTTATATAGGTATAAGAAATGGAAAAAGTTCCTGATGCGCCAGTTCCATAAAAAATCGTACCTATGGGAAATGCCTGTAGATCATTATCGAGTACTAGGGCCTCTCCAGCAGGAAAAGTCCTCCAGGTTTGACCTGGTAAGCTGCTCATTGTGATCGCAACCGGCACTGATCCTTGATTATCGAAGATGATTTTGCAAGGATTTCCAATGAGTGTACCGATTGTAACTTGAGATCCATTCATTACAGCTGCAAGCTCGGGGGCTGGTAGCTGTAATTGAGGGACATTATTTACTAGGTTGAACGACATCTGAAGACTCCTGTTTAGGCTCTTCTACTTCTATTTTAGCCTTGTCTTGAGCAGCCTTTTCGATATCGGCCACCATCTTGGCAAATTGAATCAACGCATCCTTTAGGTCTACGAGTGGTGAATCGGGAGCGCACATCAGGTGATAGGTGCGCTGTCCGATTTGATGCATCATAACTGTGATTTGACTGATCATGAGTTCCTTTAGGTTTGTCTGAATATGATGTAAGAGAAGGAGCTCACATCGGCTGTTTGCGGACTCACAGGTGTTCCTAGGATCACGCTGGTTACTGTAAAGCTGGCTCCTGCACTGATGCTGTATGTCAACTCACCAAGTGTAACCGAACCGTTCGTGGCGATTCTGCTTAGGAAAATCCTATCGTTAGCTGCGATGTTTGTATTCGCGATGGTGACAGTTCCAGATACAAGAACAGAAGTTCCGATGAAGTCCGTCGCAGCTCCACCGTTCAGGCTGATTTTTGTCGCTACAGACGTTAAGTTGACATCCCCTGTAAGGTTAATCGCTCCAGAACCGGATTGGATTGTGGTAGTGGATGTTGAATTTGTGGAACCGACTGTGACTGTGTTAGCTCCTGCACCATCACCAATATTGATTGTCTTTCCGCCTGTACTATGACCAATGTTGATGGTTTGCGCTCCAGTTCCACCTGCAATCGTCATTGTGCCTGTGTTAGCTCCTGTTCCACCGAAGTTGATGGTTCCAGAAGTGGTGGATGGTGCAAAGGTGTATATGGAGGTTGAAGCTCCATCTAGTGAAAAGTTTCCTGTTCCAACTAGCATAGAGATTGAAGCAGCACCAGAAACTGTACCAATCGTTAAAACGTTTGCGACTGCTCCCGTTGCGATATTGACCGCCTTGGCGCTACCAGCACCACCAGCGATATTGACGGTTGTTGCTCCAGTACCAGCACCGATTGCCACAATATTAGTACCAGATGAGCTTCCTAGGGTCATGGTCCCTGTTTGAGCAGTACCACCAATCGTGATTGTTCCCGTAGTTGTTGAAGCTCCTACAGAATAAGTTGACGATGCTGCCCCGTCTAAGGAATAGTTTCCGGTTCCAACTCTTAAGGTTAAACTAGATGCTCCGTTTGCTGAACCAATAGACACAACGTTAGTGCCTGCGCCAGCTCCGATGTTAATAGTCTTACCGCCTGTGGAGTTGGCTATATTGACTGTTTGAGCTCCTGTTCCTGGGGCAACCGCAATCGTACCAGTCTGGGCCCCCGTACCTCCTACCGTGATCGTTCCGGTGGTCATTGCAGTACCCATGTTGATAGCTCCACCTGTCTGTACGACACCAAGGCTAAGCGTACCGGCACCAGCGCCATTCATGATTTTAACGGCGTTTGTTCCGCTGGATGATCCTAAGACAAGGTCTCCTGTCTGCGCGGTACCACCTATGGTAATTGTACCTGTGGTTGTGGATGCTCCTAAAGTGTATGTTGATCCTGTGACACCATCTAGAACATAATTTCCAGTGCCTACATGCTCTACAAGTCCAGTTGCTCCAGTTGTGTTACCAATGGTGATTGTCTTAGCAATCGATGTTCCAATGTTGATAGCACCCGTTCCTGAATCTATCGCAACTGCAGTCGTGCCCGTGACGTTACCTATGGATACAGTATGAGCAATTGCATTCGTTCCTATATTGATTGATGATCCAGTACCACCATTGATAGAAACGCTAGTGGTTGCGGTGCTATTACCAATAGATATAGCTCTGGTTCCGGCAGATCCAATGGTGATATCTTGGTTTACAGCATCATTTCCTATATCGATCGTATCTGAAGAACTGTTCAGCTGAAGGACTCCTCCAGAATCTAAAAGAAGATTGTCGGCGGAATCAATTGCAATATCTCCTGTGGATGTGGAGGTAATTCCAACACCTCCAGTTCCAGAGTTAATATCAACTGACGTTGCTCCCGTTACGTTTCCAATCGTAATTACCCTATCCGCTGCTGCTGTACCGATATTAACAGCTGCTGTGTCTACGTCCGTAGCTAAGTTTAGAGCGGTCCCAGCTGTCAAAATGGTTGCACTTCCACTTAGTGAAGCAAGTCCAGAAGCGGAAAGAGTTGTAAAATGACCAGCAGCAGGAGTCGTTCCTCCAGATGGAGGGGGCGATGCAAAAATGGTTGTGATATTTGCAGGAGTCAAAACAGTATTGGCACCTAATGGAATACCATATGGTGAAACCACATCGGCATTTGTCGCTAGATAAGAAATGCCTTTTGTAACCTGAGAAGCATCAGGAGCGCCTGCAATGGCTAAATTGTCTGCATAAAACTTCGTGGCGACCGGCTCATTGTTGTCTGTTAAAAGTACCGTTCCATAGGTCGTTGTAGTGGCTGGACTTCCACCAGAAGTATTCCAAACTCCTGCCCCAGTGGTTTCATAGATTTCAGGAGTACTTACGGAGTTGTCTTGCCAGCAAGTACCAGGAGGATAGATGTCTTGAGTTGTGGGAGCCCTCATTGCTGAAAGGAACTGAGGGTATACATACCCGTCAACGACGTTTGCAAAGTTTCCGCCCGACTGATTGAAAAGAGCTGAAGTCATGAGAATGCCTCCGTAGAGTATTGTAGATGTGTCTGATTAGACAAATACTTCTACGACGGCGAGCTCGTATAACAGCCTTAAGGTGCGACCTTACTTTTCGCTAAACTCATATTATATAATATTTTATTAAAATGCTAGGTACTTATCTTATCTTTCTATAGGGGAAGTTGCCTTGCTTGATATATTGGTTCATCGCAGCCCCTATGCTTGGATTTTTCCCTCTCCACCATTTACCGTATTGGTTATGACCAGTCGTGCGTGCAACAGCATTTCCCTTGATGAAGGCATTGAATATGTTCTCCGGTACTCCATCGTACTCGTACTCCGATCCTCCTTGAAAGCGCACGCGCATTTTTTTAGATTTTGGATCGAATGCCGCTCCCCATACATTGGAGCTTTGCAAGTCTGCATGTGGTATTCCATCGACGACGATAGGCTCTCCAGGCGGCATCATGCTATTGAGCTGCTCGATCGTAGAATTCAATGCATGGGGATCGTTAAGAAGAGCAGACGTTCCAGGAGTGGGGAATGTGCGCAAATAGGAAATGAAGGCCTGTGGATCTTGACCTGATAGCACCCATAGAAGTTGAGCATCGTTTGATGGGCCGGTGGAAACAGGAGGCTGAACGGGCTCTCTTAGCTTATCTTCTTCTCTGAGTTCCTTTATCTTCGATGATACCTTTTGAACGAGTTGAATGAGCAAATCTTGAATAAATTCAGGGGGTTCTTCGCCAACATCTAATACTTGGCGCATTATCCCCCTAATCTGGTCCTTGAATTGGTTTATACGTGCTTCATTCATCATGAATTCAACATTTCTTTTATGGAATTAGATAATTGGCTCCATCTGTCACTAGATTGTTGTGGTTGATTGGGCGTATTTTGCATGTTATTTCCGCCCTTCTGTGGCTGATTTCGGTTACTTCCATATATAGACTCTGCAATAGAAGACCAGGGGGCTTGGTGATCCTTTTCCATTTGCTCAATAGCTTTCTTAAAGCTTCCCTTTTTACCGCCCAGTTGAGCGAGAGCAGCTATTTGCAGAAGTGGTCTACCCGTTTTGAGCTCATTGACTATGTATTGATGTAGCTCAGGGGAATACTGCTCGACGATGTTTTTCTTGTCAGGTGCAGGAGCTTGCTTACTTTCATCAGGCTTCATGAGATCTTTCACGTAGTTCATTCCCTCTTTGATATCCAATCCTGCTTGTTGTCCTCTTTTCAGAAAGTCCGCAATCTGTGGACTTACTTTGCTTAGACCTTTGAGTGCCAGGTCTACGGGCACGTGCCCGTTTAGAAAAGGCATGACACGTGAAGCTGCCGCCCCACCTGCAATAGAAGCTGCTGTGCCAACACCACGCTTCAGATTGCCTCGGAACCTCTCGTCTCTTTCGATTTCAGCTTGATTAGCTTGCTCATCTGGTCGCATCATGATTACCTCGAAAACCAATTAAAAATGCGCATATCTCCCCATGTAGGCAGCCAGTCCGTATTGCGTTCTGGGATCTCAAGTCTCTGTCTGTCATTAAGATTTAATGTCTTCATATTCTGTTTGATTTCATCAAAAAATGCTTCCTGATCAAAGTATGGATCTTTTTGCCTGAGAGCTCTTGCAATGGTTAGTAGGCTATCATCTTCTGTAAGCATTTTTCCAATATCAATTGCAGCTTTTCTAGAATTGGCTTCCGATCTCTTAGGGTCTGGAACCTCACCGTATTTCGTTTGCTTGAAGTTCTGGGGTTTGAAATTATTTACATAGTTGTTCCATGACGGACTAATTGGAAAAGCTACCGTAGCCGCTCCTTCAGAAGATAGACCCATCCCCCCATCTACAGGTTCCTTTTTGAGAATATTGTAGTACTCTTCAGAGTTTCCGGAATCTTTAAAGGTGCCCGAATAGTCATTTAGCTTACTGAGTGTTTCCTGTTTTTTTGCAAAGGCCTCTAGTCCAGTTGTCTTAGCTGTCTTATCAAATTGATTTCTAGCTTTTGCAGTCGCTAGCGCCTTTTTTGAGAATTCGTGAGCAGCATCTTCAATAGACAAGTTGGGATTTGTCCTAAGAGCTTTTTGCATCGCTCTTTCTAGATTTATTTTAAATTCTCCAGGTAAGTCTTTGTAAATACCTTCCTTCGTCTTCTGAAATTTCGTTTCTAGGTGGCGCTCCAATTCATTTTTTGCCGTAGTTGTCCTTTCCATGTCTTCTCTCTGCCTTTGCTGAAGCACTGGAGCTACTCCTAGTTCACGTGCTTCGTCATCGGCAGCCATTCTTTGAGACTGGTCTGGTAGAAATCCTTTGTCTATGTAGTGCAATATTCTTGCATCCCTTTGTTGAAGTGGCCAAGGAAGAGACGTTTTTGCCGCAGGATTAAACGTGTTTTCATTTGGAGATGAAAGCGGTTGTTCGGGCTCTCGTGAAGAGAATCTTCCTCCTCCCATTGCTTGCTGATCAGGAACTCTCCCTTGCGGCTGACCACGTATTGTCCCTTGTTGCATTGGGCGCGCAATGTTGTCTAGGAATTGTCTTTCCTGAACTGGAGTAATATCAGCGGATGATTCAGGAGGCTGTCCTTGATTTCCTCTTCCATAACCCCCTGCTACATTCCGGTATGCATTCGCCATATTGTTTGTTTTCGCCAGATCCGAGAATGACTGAATCGTCTGAGGAGTAATGCCAGGAATAGCAGACAAGCGAGCCAACTGCTGCATGGGATTTAAGTTTTGATGCTCTTGCTCAAAAGCCTTCAGTCCAGAAGAAAGCCTGTTCCTTTCGATCTCTTTAGGTACTTGCTCAGCTAGTCCTTTACCAAAACCACTCCCAATCCTTCCAAAAATGTCACCTTGCTTGATGTATTGTGCCATTTAGTATGCTCCTCTTTGCAAGAAGTTAGGCAGCTGAAAGCCGGATTGTGGTCTTATGTTTGGACTCGCCGGTATTCCTCCTGTACCGTAAGGACTTGTATTAGCACCTACCTGGTTTCCCGATCCATTCTTACCACTAAACCAATTGCTCATTTGAGATCCAACACCTGGAGGAGCTCCCGCGTATGTGGCCGCTATCTGTCCAGCTAATGGTGAAACCTGCGATAGGAAACCTTCTGTTCCAGGTCTAGTCACCATGTTTTGGCTAAAGTTATTTAGACCTTGCGCGCCGATGTTTTGTAGCCCCTGAGCGCCAGTTTGACGCAATTGTGCTCTCATTGCCCCTAATCTCTCCGAAAGGTCCGTGGCACCTTGTATTTGTGCGTTTCTGAATCCAGAGCTAGATAGACCCCCTGCTCCCATTCCCGCAAACTGTTCTGAGATTCCAGGCACAATGTCTTGGTTGTACTGTCTCAGTGCAGGCGCAGAAAAGGCGTTATAGTCTGCACTATCATCACTGAGAAGACCGCGGTAATAATCGGCTGATGTACCAAATGCCCCACCTGCTCCAGGTTGTTGCCCTGCACCTACAAGTTGTTGATACAAGCCCTCTTGTTCAGGACGCAGAGTTGATACGTTTTTTCTTTTCTCAGGAGTACCAAGAAAGAATCGACTTAAGAATCCAGCCATATTAGACCTCCTGAAGATATTCGATTATCACGTAACATCTGGTAAATTGCGAGTAATTTAAACTGGTTTGGATACGCACATTGTTCACGTCCATATTTAGCAGTATGTTCTGATTGAGTGCTAATGGTGATGCAAATGGTAAAGGGATACCTATGAAGTTTACGGGATCAGTCGCATAAGCTCCCATGAATACGAGCGTGAAGTTGGCATCTACAGTGATCCCGTGCGGCACAGTTTTGAGAGCTGCGTTGGGAAGAGCTCCAAAGTTGATGACCTTACGCAGCACGCTTCTAAACTGTTGGCTTGTCCCCCCATCTGCCACGTTATTGGATCCAGGGATGAAGGCTTTACCAGAGAGCAATTCTTCATCTAGAAACCATCCAATCTCACGTAGGTTGACAGCGTTAGCTATGCGTTTGAGCTGCTCCACAATGAATGGCCGTGCGTCTTCCCATTTCTCAGGTACAACGTCATAAACAGGCACATACGATTCGAGCATTTGGTTGTCTGAAGGTGTCATTTATACCCCTATTGCCATGAAGAAAACGGTTGCCGCTCTCTGACTACCGTTTTCATTTCTCACAATTACGGTTGCCTGAGTAGCTGAAGGAGTATTAAGAAAATCAGCCGTTCTAGTGTCATTGTTAGCGGTTACTATTACAGAAACTGTAGCAGAATAGAATGTGGTGAATGCTATAGGCCAATTAAATGTCGTTCCATTTGCTGCTGATGCAATTGCTTGTCTTCCCCACTGTAAAATAAGTCCTCCAGGCAAAAAAGTAACTCCATTATTGGCTTTCACAGGAACGAAGTTTCTTGTAAGAGCTATTTGACGTCCCGCTCCGCTTAACCAATAGAGACCAGTGTCAACGTTTATTCCATCGTTCACTTGGCTGCTGAAAAGCTGACCGAATCCTGCGGTTGTTGCAGGTACACCTTGAGGGTATTGAGCGGCAGACGTGTAGTTATTGGGTGCATTTGTTACAGTCGTGGATTGGGGGTTGTAGTGAATGGATTGATGATAGCCGTTAGGAGGTGATCCAGTCGTACTAGAAAAAGGAATGTGGTCCACGGAAAACTGAGTGTCCAACTGCTGAAAGTTCGTTTGCACTGCAGAGTAATCAATGTTAAGTTTTACATTACCTGTCGGTATTCCTGGTTGATAAGTCATTCTTCACTCCTATATCTGGGTCATACGACCGGCTTTTCTAATCCATAAAACTTGTGCGTCTATCTGCACGGGAAGCTCTTGTTCTTCACCATTCAGCTGTGCGTTTGAGAATGTGTATTGAAGAGTTAAGAAGTTTGCCCGCGTTGCACAAAATACCCTCTGCCAAAACTTGGAACTGCTTCCCATGTTGTTCAGAGTAGACTGAGTCGTGGGAATAACGGAGTTGAAGAACGTGTCAGGATTGCTTGCAATGCTGTAGTCGTTGATTTCGTTATTAGGAGATGTGTTAGAGGATGCGCTTTCGTCATAGTCTAAAAATACCTTAAGGGTGATGGCTCCAGGTTGCTCTTGTCCGCTTGCATCCATGAGGATATCTAGGTATCCCAGTTGTATACTCTGTCCATCATCCAAAAAGTTAAATTTCTTGCTGACTATCGAAAAATTATCTCGTAAGTTTATGAGTCCACCGCCCACATAAGTGCCACTTGGAGATGCAGTGACCTCACCGTTAAACTGTTGAGTGTTTGCGTCAAAGGTATAGATCTCGAAAGTGTCTTGGTCTATTACGGATATACCGAACACTCCTCCATTGAGACTAGAGTAAGGCGTGCCGTCAGGGATTCCGCTAATTCCTATTATGTAAGGAACATTGTTTATTGAGTCCGATCCTGTAGTACTGAATAGATTGTGGTTCGGGCATGTAATGATCGTTGTCGTGCTATTTGTGATTCCTTGAATATATAAACTGGGTTGACTGGTTGTTATGTCAACTGTCGATATGTAATGCACGAAGCCTTGTTGGTTTCCTCCTACGATGGAAGGAATTTGTGCCGGTTGGCTAGCTTTCCACGTGAAGTCGCATTCAACCCATGGTATGTCTGTGTTTAACCATGTTCTAGCTTGCTGTGGCTGGAAAGTTCCAAGAGTTGTCAATGAGTCTGTGAATAAAGCCCAGGAGTCATTCTCATAGTTGTAAACAAGACGTCGATTAGGAAATACAAAATTAGATTCTCCTAAATTCGGATCATATGCGTTAGACAACGGGACAGTCCAATAAGCGAGACGATTCACAAAGTCTCTAATCCCATGTACGCGTTCTGGTCCATTATGGTCGCTATTAAAGGCAAATACAAAGTCAGGTATCTTTATGTCGATTCTTTCCGACTTATAGCTGTCACACTCAACGATGCCTTTATCTCCGATTCCCACAAGAGAAGTGTCGAATTGGATGGCCGAGAATTCCCCTTCTGCACCCAGTTCACTATTGACTCTCTCGATTTGGAAAGGTGCAATGGATCGTCCCGTATAGCGTAATTGCCAGGTGGAGCGTTCGCAATAGATGACAAGGTTGTCGCGAACGAATCCCACCGCAACGATGTCTTCGCTAGTGGGGATGTCTAGAAATCCACCTTGTCCTCTGATGTCGTCTCTCCATGATCCTGTTGATGGTGGACCATTGGAATATGCGATAAAAGGATTTCCGATGGTCGACCATCTAACACGATTTGAAAATTGTTGAGACTGAGCAACCGTGGCTCCTTCCCATGTATTGAACACGACCATGCGTCCTCGATATGGAAGCATGGATGCCCAATTAAAGAGGAAATTTGTGGCATCAATTTGGGTCCATGTTCCAGGAACAGCACCCGGTACGCTATACCAATTTAGCCAAGTAGCGCCATCTGTTATGCGAGGAGGATCTGCCTGGTTAGTGTTTCCAAAATTTCCTGTATTATTTACAACCCAAAATAGCTTTTGATTATTAGTACCGAAGTTAATGCCATCGCTCACCCAATAGTTTGTGCTCCAGAAGAAATCGGTGGCTGTTGGATCTCCCATGTGAGCGTTCCAAGTAGTGTTCGTTAAGGGAAGATATTCTTCAAAGGCACCTGTTGTGGGATTGTAAATATATGCATAGACTTGATCGAAGAAAATTGTGTTTGCATTCGTATCATTCTGTTGATCTTGGCTTCTAATGCCCATCACAGGAAGGTCCGGATAATACTTGATTGTTCCTGTTAAAGCCGCTCCCCCACCACCTGCAATTGTTAAAACAGTCATGGCATAGTTAATGGTGCTTCCTGGGTCTGCAACTCCATTCTTAAGAAGATTTCCATCTTGTGCAGGATCTGTGTAAAGATTTCCCCCAACAGTTATGTTTATCGACCCAGCAACTATGTTAGAACTGGATTGTAGTCCTAAGATTGTTTTAAGAGTGGCCGAATCTACTGTTAGGTTTCCTGTGACAGTCACTTGACGTTGAAGCCTTCCAATAGTTTTAAGTCCCCTCTTTCTCAGGATGCGCTCCCTCCATACATAGGCATTCTGAAGGGTGGGATAGGCATCATTGGGCAAAATGAATTCTTCCCGGCTCTTTACGAGTCCAGTCTGATTTCCAGTGATCTTGAGTGGACTATACCCCGCCATTAGAAACCCTGTCCCATTCCCCACCCAGTGCCGAATCCCGTTTGGGTCGTATTGAATAAGGTGATGTTTGGCTGCTGGATCTCTTCTATGGCCTGCCTTTCAAGCACAAGGGCTTCTTGACGCTTGAAGCCTTCCATAAGGTTTTGCACTCCCTCCATATCTTGACGGTCCCTTAAGATCTCACAAGCTGCTCCATAGGCAATGTACTGGGCCCACTGATTGAGAATAGGGTTCTGCGTTGTGGTCATGAACTGTACGGGTGTCTGATAAGCTTCTATTTCGCACAAATAGACGTTGTCTGGCACTGGTCTAATGGTAAATTCGTTGTTCCAGAAAAGCAGGTTATAGGGCCTGCCTACCTGATAGGTTGCAGCCCAAACGTTGATCATCGTGCCTGCTGCCGGTGCTACAGGGAACGTTACGTTTATTTCGGTTGTCACATAGTTCACAGTGCCACAATACTGCGGTGTCTGCGGAGAAGGAGGAGAAGGGACAGGGATTGGAGACAAGGGAGGAATTGCAGGCTGTTGCACGTTCGATGAGTCTAGATAGACGTTATTTCCCACATTGTTTTGATTAACAAATAAGAGTTGTCCTGTAGTTGTATTGCTTCCGATCCCAAGTGCAGTGACAACACCGCCACCGTCATCAATGATACGAATAGGATTACCGTTAACATCGATTCCTCCTATGACAACTTGTGTGCTTAGAATTCCAAAGTTAGGCTGTGGAAATGGGTTCTGGTTGTTTCCAAACAGTGTAAACGTAAACGAAGTCGTCACTCCATCTCCACCTACAGGCTGAAACTGCGTAGGGTAGCGTGGATATAGGTTTAAGAGCTGGTCGCGATTCTTGAAAAAGTTCCCTTGTATCCCCTCAAAGTAAATAGGAGCACGAAATCCCTGGTACATGTTTACGTCAACTGGGTATCTGTCTACGTTAGGAATCGTTAAGAATTTGTAAACAGCTCGCTGCTGATCGATTTTAATTGCATAGGGGAAATCATTTGAATAGAATACGTTGACCGCCCTCTGGATGTCTGCACTACTCAAAGCAGACTGGCTCGCAGACGCGGTGAGCCTGCGAACTTTAGTCTCGATGAACGTATAGGTAGAATCTGCCGGTAGTACTGATGACATGGGGGACCCCTAGTTAAAATGACGCTGGAGTAAACTTGTGAAGCCATTCCCCTTCTTCATCACGTCCCAGAGGAGCTTCAGAGTTTTGTACAGGCTTATCATCTATGCTAACAAGCCCCTCTCGCCTCTTCATAACCTTGTTTTTGTCATTGACTTCATTGATTAGTCCCATTGGTACCTCATAGACCTTTCCAGGAATGAAATGCCAAACTTGGATCGGCTCTCCAGCATACTTGCAATAAGGCTTCGTAAGGCGCTCATGTCTACCTCGTGAATTCATATATTCTGCTTTAACCAAGCGAGCATCTTCTTTCTTCTGCTTCTCCACCTCTTTCTTGTGCTCTGGCTTCATATTCTTGAAGTCATCGAAGGGAACGCTATTAGTCAGAGTGTTGATAAGACCGTGTTGCTCACCACTTGCCGTAGCCATTAACAGTTGTGACATTAGTTACCTATGTTGTTAAGGGATTGAAAAGGAACTTGGTTTGTAAAATTCGTGTATTGAAGGTTTCTAGATCCAGCTGGGGAGAAACTAGCAGGAGTATCTGCGCTGTTTGGGTTGTATACAAAGTCATCAAAATTTGTGGAATCTATATTTAAGGTCATAATTAGATTGATGTTATCCACAGACAATATCTTTCCATTGAGCCCATTAGCCTGAAACATTCCCCACGTTATAGGCACAGTCAATTTAACTACTTGTTCAGGAACGTAAGTGCTATATCCATTTGGAGGAACCGTATAGGTCACTACCATAGGATTAGACTGAGTCATGCTTGTAATTAGCATCATGCTCGGGATTTGGATAACGCCTGGTAGGTATGTGTTGGGCATATTTTCCTATGCAAAAAGACGTAACTAAGGGAGGGGACAAACTGTCTCCTCCCTCGGATTCTTAGTTCTCAAGCTTGTAGGCCAACCAGTTAATCTGGTCGTTATTAGCTCCTGCGGGGGATTGAGCGCCTCCTGCAAGGAACATATAAGGAACAAATACTCCGGACCTAAAAGGCTGGTATTGGAAGTTGTACCCAGTTTGTACACCTGTCACAGGATCAACTTGCGTCGAAGCACCGGCTGGAGCTACAGTCGCGAACAGTTGAGCTGTTGGAGATGATGTAGAAGAAGGGAAAGCAAACGCAGAGAATGCGCTTGAGTCAATGTCAACTGTAAACTGATAGTTTGCAGCATCTATAGACAGAATTTTCCCTGTTAGCTGATTCATTTGGTACATGCCAAAGGAATAAGGCACGCTAAAATGAACCTTCATACCTACTGCGTAGTACAAGCTAGGATCAACAGATGTAGTGACAACTGCTTGAACAGCCTGAGAAATAGCCGTTACATACAAAAACTGAGGCTCTACAGCGGCATATTTAGAAATACGTCGTGTAAACCCGGCTGTTCCTGCTGCTGCAAATCCAGATGAATTAAGACCAATGAGTGTATATCCAGATCCTGAGACACTCGAGATCTCAAAGTTCATCCCAGAAAGCTGTAGCATGCCTGTCGTGTTATAGAATTGCAGAATATCCCCTTCAGAATATGTCTGTGTCTGCGTCACAACCGCTTGAGCGGCTTGTGTGATCGCTGTGATCGGGTTAGCTGACTGTGCTTCTATAAACGGTGAATTTTGCACGTATGTGAATCCGCCGCTTGCATAAGCGCTTGTCAAATCTGCTGTTGTTTTCACAACTTTTACGCCACCATCTGCTGCTGAAGCTCCCGCACCAAATTTAGGACCAAACCAACGACTTTCTATAACCTTATTAGGATTAGAAGCCGCAATTTGAGTGACGTTAAACACTTCCATGTAATCCACAGAGCTTGGCATAGGAATAGGAACGCCGGCTCCAGTAGATTTGAAATTTCCACCTGTAATGATAGTAAAAGGCATTGTGACCCCCTTAGGATGGTTGGAAGGTTGTTGCGTTTAGTCCAGAAATCCAGTTCTGGTTAGTGATAGCACGCGCAATGGCGAACTTCGCATAGAGCTGGCTGTTCTGAGCTACAGAGGAAACCACCCAAGGTGGACGATAGCCAATCACGGCGGTGTAGTTGTTCTGCTCGATCTTGGCAGCAGCTTCTAGGCCGAACATCGGGATTGTATAGACGGTATTTCCCTTCAAGGAGATTCCAGGAATCTTTGCAGCCTTGGAGGAGACAAAGAAGCGGAATCGGCTAATGGAGCAATACTCCTCTGGTCTGATCCCCTCTTGTGTGGGATATGCAGACTTGAGTAATACGCCTTGAACCTTTTGCAGGTCAGCGCATAGGTTAGTATTTGCAAGCGCAATAAACGCATCACGCACACCAGCTGTACCGAACTTTAGAGTTGCCTCTAGGTTGGTTAGCATTGTGCGAGCGTCGTTGCCAAGCAAGATGTTCTCAATGTTGTTTACATCGTTCAGTGAGATGTTACTTGGCTGGTCGCCGTTTAAGCCGCCTGTGCAGTTGAGGTAAGAGACGCTTGAGGCGAAAAGATCGCGCATAAGCAAATCTTCCTTCTCACGCAGCCATTGACCAAGCAATGCCGTAAACTTTGTGAGCGTCTTGCTGTTCTCCCACAAGACCACTTGCTCGTTCGTCACGATGCTCTTGGCGTATATTTCCATAGTCGCATCGATGTCTGTACGAACAGGCACTTCAGATGCGGGATCGATACCAGAGCCATCGAGCTGCCCACCATCAGTAGATAAGCGCTCAAAGCGTGACATACGAGTCGTCTTACCGATGTAAGATTCTGCGTGATGTAGATCAACACCAAATGAGTGAATTAAATTGAACATTGGCGTGGAAAGTAGATCTTCCGAAGCCTGAACGGGTAGTTCAGGTGCCATGTTCTGTATGCCAGTGATTCCAGTTTGCATAGTGCCTCAAAGTAAGTTGAATTGTCACGATTGACGAAATCGTTAATTCAGTCTTACGGTGGCGAGGCGTACTATGCGGCCAGGATATGTGAGACTTGCGAGGTCTCTTTATTCTGCTAGGCCCAATATATCAAACAAAATGTTTAATCACAATTTCTCATTCTTTTCTAAATCTCTTTCATCCAAATATTTCTTGGCATTCTCGGAAAGTTCATTAAGAAATCTCTCAATCAGACAAAAAGATTTTACATAGTTGTTTTCTTCAAGAAGACGACGATCTTCTTTTTCATATAATTCCTTATATTCACATGACATTTCTACACTCCTTTCAGCACGCGTTGCATTCTAGCCCAGTTCTCTGCCTTCTTCTGCTCTGCTTCTTGCCATGTAGATCTTGGCGCTTCTCCTGTTGGGGATGGACCGGGAGATGACATAGATC